CGTGGTTTGCGTGTACGACGTCGTCGTAGCACCTTCGTGGCGATCGGCACACCGGCTAACTTGTTATTGTATCGTTGATTAGTTTGAGAATTCATACTATTATTAATTGGACTGGTTTAATATTAAGCCTGGTTCTAACTTCAAATCTTCCCTACACATCGGTGTAGTCGGCTGATAATCCATAACATCCATATTTTTATAGTAATTCTCCATTTGTTTTTGTACATCTGGCAATATGCCAAAAGCATAGTAATACGACACTCGGGCACGCGCATCCACTGCGGATTCCCTGAGATTTTTAATATTACCAAGCATAGAACGATTGCGAAAAATCTCAGCAGTAAGGCGTTCACCAGCATCAACACCACTACGCTTATAAACAGCGTAGAAATCATGTTGCACTGGCACACCACTGCTAGCTATCATCCCGCACGTGCCTACCGCATCCAACCACTTCCTATATACTTTGCCATTGGGCACACTCAATAGGCACATTGGGTCCTTGGTTAAAACTGAGGCATGATTACGAATCATGCGCCAACCGGACTGTAATTGAACGGGTCGCGTCTGGCAAAAATCTATTTGCTCAAACTCATAAACGGGGTTTTCGATCGTCATAGCGAATCCACGGCGCCTAAACCAGCCATCGATATCCACTTGAAACCTCACCAAATCACGTTGTTCCATGATGATGACACAGTCATCACCATTGTTGCACAGCTCCACTTTCACACCCCTCTCATCAGAGTAGGCGTGGATCATTGCACACATCAAAAGGCAATTGCCTAGCGACGTGTTTAGATCACCAGAAGATCGTGTGCCATGCATCTTGAACTCAACAGTGCCATCAGCTGTATAGGCTACACCTTCATTGAACAATTGCCATTTCAACAATTGAACCAAACGCTGTGAACCAGGAAACAGCTGGGTGTAGAAAGCATGCTCATACTTGAGAGCTTGCACACTGACGTGCATATCGAATTTTGAGGCATCTAAACCCACGGCGACAGGATTCTTAAACAAATCCCACTTGCTGCGGATGATCTCTGCTGAAACATCTGAATTGAACCCTTTAATCACGGTTGCACGTGTGTGACCGCCAAAGGCTTTATTAATACTGTCGAAATAATGATGTTCCGCATGTTTTAGATACCGCCCCAATTCAAGATTGAAACGTGAACTACGTGGATTGATAACGCGTGGCGCTTTATGTACATCCTGTTTTTCGAATTTAACGAATGAAGTCAACCTCGCGTCTGACTTGCAAAGGGGTTTGCGTGACAAGCTCAATAGAGCATTCTCATACACCTTTCGTTTCGACCCGGTATAGCGATCAACAACCTGTTGTCGAGTAAGCCGGGGCAAAGAGGGCATATCTTCAACGACCATTCGTTGGAACTTGGCAAACCTCTTATTCGTAAATCCGTTTTTGTTGACTGGTAAAGCTGGTCGGAATCCTTCCCCCTCCTTACAGAGGAAGTATCTCTCAACAAACGCACGTTGTACCGTATCAACATTACAATTATAAACACCCAAATTGTGTGATGGGCCAAACCCGCTAGCTGCAATAAACTTTCGGGTTTTAGGTGGCATCCCATTCCTGCGCGCACACAACTGGCCACTACACTCAGTTCTAACTCTCTCCAACAACGAGTTATCTACTTGAGTGTCGCAACCGCGCACAGTGAGTGGGCACCCTCAGCACGCCAGAGGTTGAGCGTTCAACGATTTCACATCAAACGCCCATTTCATCCAGGCAGGCATGCGGGTGCGGGTCAGGGCAATTTGGTCGAGAAGATCCTCACCGAACAAAGCATTCAGTACAAACTGCTGATGTGAAACAATATCAACATCACGCACATTCATACCACGTGAAACACGTAAATACTCGCGTTCAGCGAGCAACATATTTGCTTCATTCGGGGCTAGACGACCCAGCTTTGTACGCAAGTGCAAAGCCATTGATGCGGCATACTTAGGAACCACACAAGCTGGAAGTAATTCAACTCCACTAAGCTTAAGAGGATCCACATTCATTTTCAAGAAGTAACTGTCCCATTCCTTGAAAGTGCGTTTCACACCAACATTGGCCAACCGAATACGTGAAATGTTACACAGATCATAACCTGTCTCATTAAACACTTCGGTAACAACTTGCTCCACACAGTTGCTTCGATAGCCATACGAGCCATGCATCCTCATGCAATCTCGCATCTCATTTGTGATCTTACGTTCGGTCACAAAATTATCCATTTCGCCCTCAGTGTAACAACACAGGGCCTGGAGGAGTGGAGTTTCCAGGAAAAGCTCACCAATATTTCTCTTAATACGTTGCCAGATGGACAGTCTGGTGGATGTTTCGGCAACTACGTGCAAAACCATGGCGGCGATATAAAGGTTAGTAGGTCTACCTATTAAC